GTCTCCAAAAGTAATCTCGAATGTCTGCCGTCACATATTCGCCTCCGATATCGCTCTCGATCTTTTCTCCAATTGCTTGAAGATTTCTCGGTTGTGATTGTGGAGGGGATGCGGGCGCGCCGATCATGCCAAGAGGAACGAAACCATTTGCTATGAGAGGGGAATCGCCGTATGCGATTGGATCGAATCCTCTCTCTTTTCTTGCATCGTTTATTGTCTTGATTCCCCACTTGAGTTCGAATTCCTCTTGTTGCTGTTTCACAAGAGGGTCATCGTATTGGAATTTTTCTGACTCGATCAAGATCGCTTCATCCCATCTGCGAAAATGTCTTGTGAATTCTTCAGCAATGTACGATGCTTCAGGGTCGATCGTGTTCTGTCTGAAGATCGCCCACTGCACTTCCGCAGTTGCTCTGTTCTGATATTCGCCTGTGAGCATACCCGGAGGAACCCCGAACACTTGAGCGATTTGCGATCTTGTGTCATTCGAAACAGAGTCGTAAGATATCGCAAGTTCTCCTTTTGGAGGCAATTCAAGACCGAGACCGCTTTCAAGCAATGCTCGCAATTTGTAATCGGGTAACTCTTCATTCCATCGCGCTTTCAGTCTTGACCATTCGTCGTCGTCCATTCGCTCAGGATATTTCGCAATGAGAGGAGGGACGGTATTGTTCTTGAAGAGTCGCGCAAGATATTCGGAAACTTCGTTGTTGATATTCGAGTATTCCATCGCTGCGGTTACAAGACCAACGCCGAACATATTCATTCCGACAATTTCCTCTTGTCGCGCTGCGGGATGAATGCGCGCAAGATGAATCATTTCCTTTTCAGGTATAGCGATGTTACCCTCTTGAGCCGATTGGTAGACATAACCATCAACGAAAGTATCTGATCCTTTTATGACTCTGACCCTCGTTGGATTCAATACCCACATTTGGACAGGAACCCTGTAGCCATTCGTTGGAGTCCAAATGAAAGCATTGCCGTTGATCGATAGCCAGTTTTCAATATATGTAAAGACTTGAGATCGGGTGAAGAATGGATTCGGATTTCGCAGCAATTCATTTGTCCAATGAAATTGACCCTGTTCTTCAAGAGAGAAATTATTCATGCGATAGGATTTGAAGTCGAGATTCGCAAGCGCATTTGCTCTATGCTGAAGACATGCGAAGACCGTGCCCCGTATTGAAGCGCTTAATTCATTCCCCGCATTGACCGTTCCTACATTTCGATCTCCTGATCTTCTGTTATTCGGGTTTGCGTTTCGATTTGGTCGGATCGCATTCGCAACCCTGTCGCGTATAGTATCGAGAATTGTCATATTTTTATGCTCGGTGTTTTTCTGATTGCATGGAATGCATAGGCAAGCGCGTCGATAAAGTCATCGTGTCTATCTTGGCTCGTGCCTGTAAAATTCAAAAGTTCTTCTGTGAATTCTCTTGGAAGACTTGAGACATGAGAGATCAAGCCCTGTTCGTATCTTGCCTCTACTGGCTGGAACCTGATCACTTTGTCTCGGTCTGCTTTCATGCCGACCACATTCATCCGGGTCGTTCTCTTCAGTTCTTGAACCATCCAAGCTTGTGCTTGAACAGATTCAACGCCAACAACTCTTGCTTGCCATTTGTCGTGCATCTCGATTATTCTCTTGCCTATCTCTACAAATGTCCATCGTCCTCGAATAGCATCAACGATCACGATCTGTTGATCTTCTGTTACTCCTATGGCAACGATAGCCGTGAAGTCTGCTGTTTCTTTCTGAGAGATCGCAAGATCCACGCCGATGTAAAAGTCTTTGCAGACTTTCGAGTCATCTGTATTGATCCATTCGCGCTTGATCTTTGATGCGCCTCGATCGATATATTCTGCAAGATATTCTTGCGCAAAGGCAAGAGAGGGTAATTGTTGTCTTGCGAGATCGATCTCACTCTTTCGAATAAGGGGATTGTCATACGATGTATAATGAAACGACGACCAGTTCGCATACAGATCAGACATTTTGTCAAGGTCGTAAAAATGATTGCGACCGCTCGGCGTTGAAAAGAAAAAAGCATCGCCTTCGTGATCTGCGAGGGTTGGAAAGATAACATCATTCCAAGCCTCTTCGCCATTTTCAGCATACGCCCACTCATCACAAATGACCCTGTTGTATGCATTGCCTCTGATCGTCTCCGATCTCCAGACTCCATTGAATTCAAGATACGAATCCTTTAGTTTGATCTCGCCCTCTTTGCATATTGCTCCAAGAGGGATGAATAGCTTCTTCGCATCTCGATATCTTTTCTTGAGGTCTTGATAGCTTGGAGCTGTGTAGAGGACATGCGATCCTCTTGTTTCGAGCATCGTTTCAAGAGCGAGAGCAAAAGCGAGAAAACTCTTGCCGAAACGACGACCGCAACGCACAACATTAAAACGATTATGCTCTTCAAGTATCTCATGTTGTTTCTCATGAAGTTCGATTCTAAGTTTCATGCTCTTTGCCTACATTCATTTTACCCCAAACGAATTCGATGTCTGTCTCGGCTTCAGACTCTATGCCGTGAGGGTATGCGTAACGAAGCAAGAGTTCAGCTGCGCGAATGTTTCCATTCAACGCATCATTCCTGAGCCTTGCCAAGATCGCAAAGAGAGCTGTCTTGTCTTTCTTTTCATCACCCATGATCTCCACAAGAGACTCGCGAAGATCGGGTAGCTTCTTCGGTCTTCCCTTCGGATTTCCGCTCTCTCCTTTCTTCCAGCGATTGCCTTTGCCGATTATGTTCTCGCTGTTGGGCATGATCTGTTTCTTCGTTTGTTTCTTCGTTTGTTAAATTAGGCGCATGAATTCTGATCTTGTCTGTTCATCTGTCATGAATTTTCCTTTCAGGCATTGGGTCGTTGTCTTGGCTCCGACTTTCTTTATTCCTCGCATACTCATACAAAGATGCTCTGCGGTCAAGCTCACTGCGACTCCTAATGGGTCGAGTTCATTCTCGATGCGATCTGCGATTTGCTGAGTGATTCTTTCTTGATTCTGTAATCTATTCGCATAATGATCCACGACTCTGGAGAGCTTTGAAAGACCAACAATCTTTTTGTTCGGGATATATGCGATAGTAGCCGTTCCAAAGAATGGCGCGAGATGGTGTTCGCATAGCGAATGAAATTGTATTTCTCTTTGCACGATCATTTGGTCCATACCTTCAGAATCGAAAGTAGTGAAATTGAATTCCTTTTCTTCAAGAAATTCCTTGAGAAATTTCGCATAGCGTTTCGGTGTATCTCGAAGACCCTCTCTGTGAACATCTTCGCCAATGAATTGAATGATTCTTCGGACATTGTCCTCGATCGGTTCGTTCTTCATTTCCCAAGGGAATACAAGCCATTTGTCTCGAAGCTCGGGTTCAGTCGTTTTGTCGAAAAGTCCAACGAATGGCTTTGCGGTATATTTGTAGCGATCTCTTGTCGACCCTGAGTCGATCAAGTCATCGATAATGATGTCGCAATCATTCACGGTATCAACTGGGTTCAGCATCGCGGCGATATATTGACCGCCCCTTGGAATGCCGTAGTATTTTTTGCTCGGATCAAGTTTGCTGACCCTCTGCTTAATTTCTTCCCAAGTTACAATATATTCCATACCTTGTGATCCTGAACAGATAATTTCCAATTTGGATTCTTCAAGCAAAGATCAATACAATGGCGAAGATTCTCTTTGTTTATTAAATTGCCGTCGCTATGCGGGCTGATCCATAGATGCGTTGCCGAAACAGAGGGTCTTGGGATATCTTGACCGATATGTCGAACATACCGCAATTCATCAACGCCACTTGGAAAATTTTTCTCGATTACATGCTCGGCTACTTTTGGGGAAACGCATATAAAGTCAAGACCGATATCGCAAGGATGAAGACCCGAAGTCTCGACCGCTTGAAAGAATCCACGATCTTTGAAGAAAGAAACAATTTCTTCTGTTAACTGATCGAGAGGCTCGCCCCCTGTCCAAGTTATCTCGAAGCAATCAGGATTCGTCTTGCGCATCCATATGAGGATATCTTCAAGACTCTTTGCGCTTCCTGATTCGAATTCTGTGTCGCATCTCACGCCTGAAGCGTAACAAGCATGCTTCGCTTTACAACCCTGTAATCGAATGAAGAATGTCGGCGTTCCTTTTCGAGCACCCTCTGCTTGTAATGAATAGAACATTTCTGATACATTTAGTTTCATTCCTTATCTCCTCTACGATAAACAGCAGAACACTTTCTTGTCTCCTCAACCCTGCACTCGAGTAAAATTATACCTGTGTCTTCAAGCAAGGCGGGAGCGATCTCTGTCACGAGGTGTTCTGCGATATTCTCTGCGGTTGGGTTAAATGGCACAACAACTATGCTTTCTCTTGATATTTCTTGTAGCGCCTGAAGCATTGGATCATTCTTCCAAATTAAAGTTTTGTGATCGAATTCATTCTCGATCCACATGCACAATTTTTCTTTGATAACTGAGAAATCTATCACACGTCCTAAATGATCGAGAGCTTCAGAGACGCAAACGAAATGTATGCGATAATTATGACCGTGAATGAATCGACATTTGGATTCATGACCAACGACCCTATGACCGCAAGAGATATCGTGGTATCTTTCTGCTATGTATGTATTCCTCATAACCACCCCATCGCTTTTGCTTCAAGATACCCTTTTGCTCTCAGGATGGATGCGGGGTTATTAAGCTCGCCAAGACCCCACTCATTAACAATCTCTGATCCATTGTAATCGGTCATGGTCTTTTCAACAATGATCTTCAAGACTCCAAGATCCTTAGCCAGTTTCCAAGTCTCTGCTTTCGAGAGATACATGAGAGGGGTATGGATTCTGATATCTCCAATGCTAACGCCAAGCGTTAGTGCGAGTTGAAGAGCATCGATCGTTGATCTTCTACAATCGGGGTACCCTGAGTAATCTGTTTGACAAACGCCAGTCACGATATCTTGAATGCCATGGTCTGCGCAATAAGATCCCGCGATCGAAAGAAAAACAAGATTCCTTCCGGCAACGAAACTTGCGGGTAAATTATCTCCAATCTTACTTGCTTGATTGTGATCGCCACCCTCTGTGAGAGAGCTTGAAGAAAATAAACCTTTCAAGTTGTATATCTTGAATGGAACATTCGCCTCTTCAGCAATTTCTTTTGCTTTCTCGAGTTCGATCGCGTGAGACTGACCGTAATCAAATCCAATCGCATGAACCTCTGCAAAGCGATCTTTTGCCCAATAAAGACAAGTTGTTGAATCTTGACCGCCTGATAGCAAGACAAGACATTTATCTTTTTTCATTCTTTCCTCTTCTGTTTTCATGACTATTCCAAATATAGCTACCTTGCGCAATATCTCGAAGCAAATAAGAATCTTTTCCTTTGCTGAAGAATACCCCATACCAAAAAAGACCACCGATCGCTTTCAGAATGATTTGCGCAAGAAATATATCTTTGTCAAGATTCCCGAACGCGATCATTTGGAATACTATTGAATCTGCGAGAATCGCAACAAGATCGCTCCCGTTCACCTTCAAGAAATATCCTCTGTCTATATTCATTCTGTAAAATAGACTCGCGAGCATTTGAGAGATCACGAATGATCCTGAAGACGCGATTGCGATTGCTTGAGTATCTTTATTGATCAAGAATGTTATCGCGCCTCCTATAAGGGTTATTGCGCCTATTTTCGCTATTAGGTCGTTACCTTTCCATTTCTCATGAAAATAACACCGCATTGCGTAATCGAATGGCATCAGGAAAAGCGACGCAAAGATTATTCCTGATCTTCCAAACCATAGAACACTAAAGTTTGAAAGAATGATCGCAAGCAAATAGAGACTAATCCTGAGGACCTGCATAATGGGTGTATTGTTTCATGAGATATTCAAGTTGTAACAAATGGCAAGCATTGTAAAAGATCATGCCCTCTGTTTTCTTCAACCCTGACATTTCCATCAGTTCGATTGCTCGGTCGTAGTATTGCTCTCGAAGCACATCTTTGTTGAGCAAACCTTTTTTGACCGTGAAGGTCTTATTTCCGTTGTTGTATCTGAAGAACCCAAACTTATTGAATGCTGTCCAAGATGTAGAGTCAGCAGATGAACAGAAAGACAAATTGCGCATGAGTTTATTCTCTGTGCAACCAAGCAAATGAATATCGATTTCGGGTTTCTTATTCTTCACATAGTGAGCAATCTTTTCGACATATGATCTCTTGCCACTGAAACGAAGCTCGGGTATCGATAGTGCGATGTAATCAGAAAACTCGATCAAACGATCAAGACCCTTTTGTCCATCTTCAAGATGAAAGACATTGATTATTCGATTGTTCGGAAGATCGCGCCTCATTCGCTCTCTGTAATACCATGCGTTTTCTACTCCAAAAAGTTTCTGACTATCTACCTCAACGACAGACCCTGTGAAATTTTCTTCAAGAGTCAATTCAACCAATTTGTGATACCATGAGTCTATAAATTCCTTGCTCCAATTCGATTTCGCAGCCCCGAAAACAAGAGAAAAGATTCCCGAGTCTTGAATCGAATGTTTTGAGTGTTTGAGATTATTCGCAACAATCTCTTTGTAGCCCTCTTTTCCTCTCTGATACCCGTGCTTGATTCCGAATGAATCTGCGAGATAAGGAAAGATCGTGAAAAGAACATATTTTGATTCAATACCTCTGAGTATCAAGTTTGATCGTATGAGAGATTCCCCTCCTGCGAAGTGAATCTTCAGGTTATGACAATTTTCTGCGATCATTCGGCGCCTCTCTTGCGATTTTTTCGCTTCATGCGGTAAATGAATCGCAATTCTGCATAATTATCGCAGGACAATGGGTTTATGTGCGAAATTTCACTTGTTCTGATCTTTGGCAATGCTGAAAAAAGATCTTTTTTGATCTTCACCCTCTCTTGTAAGATGCTTTTCAGTTTCTTTCTCATAAACCAAGCAACCTTGCAACTATTTCCTCTCTTGATCCTGAATGTTTCTTGAATGCTTCAAGAACAGAATTGTAATCGTCTTCGGTATAATCAAGAATGATCTTGAAACTTTCCTCTTTCTCTTCAGGTTCATCCATTTTGAAGAGGTCTTCAAGATTCTCCATTGTATCGAATCCCGGGATGCGCAAACCCCAATCTTCAAGAGATTCTGCGTCCCATTCGTTCGCGAGCATTTCGAAGTTCCACTCGCCATACCCGAGGTTATCTTTCACGATGAATTCTCTTTGCTTTTCTTCGCTCCAATCAACAACCTCGACTTCAATTTCTTTCACGCCCGCTTCCTTGAGCGCCTTGAGTCTCATATTGCCTCCAAGAACAAACATGTCTTTATTCACAACGAGCTTTCGAACAGCAAGCATTTCGGGAAACTCTTGAATCGATTTCACGAGTTTCTTGAAGTTTTCATCTCGAATATACCGAGGGTTATCCGGGTTCTCCTTTATCTTTTCGATCTTGACCTTCATTCTATCTCCAGAATTGCGTTTTATGATGCGTTTATCTATTCTTGCGCTAATTTTATCGCATGTCTCTTGAAATTCGCTTCCTGAGCCGTTTATGCGCGAAATAGACCTATTTTCTTCATTTGCTAAGATACAAACCGAGAATCGTGCCAAGACCGAGTGCTCCGAAGATCGCTGCGAAAGGGAAAGGCGCTTCTGTTTCGATCGGCTTCAAGATTTCTCTTGTCATGATCGTGTCGGGTCTTGGCTTGAAGACGAGAGAGAATGATCCTCTGCGATCTTGGTAATTGAATGCGAGATTCAAAGTGTCGCCAGTTGGCACAATGACTGAATCGGCTTGCGCAACAAAGGCCGTATCATTGCAGGGTATTTCTTCAGAAACAAATATAACTGAATCCTTGGTCTTCCAAGAAACAGACTTGACTTTTATAGTATCTGTGATGAATACAGGGCGCTCCATTATTTGAACAGAATGAAGAGTATCGATCTTGATTCTCTGAGGAATGACCGAACATGATCTCCATTCTGTCATGATCGCTACAAATGACCCAACAAGAACACCCAAGATCGCAAATGTCACATTTCTATTCATCATGGCAATATAGCTCCGTTTCTTATTTCATGGTTTCTGACATTCCCATCGCGTTCAATTATTGCAAAGCCATGTTGCGAGTCTGAGTGCATGATGTAGCCCTGTGATAGTTTACAAAGGCACCCTGTTGTGAAAGCATCGCGATATATGCCGTCTGTGCCTTTCTTTACAAAATGACCGATCTTGTGAACATGACCCATGAGCGAAGAATGAGCCGTGCGATCGTAAAGCTTTCGAGCTGCGTTCGTTCCTGAAACTCGAATTTCATGCCCATGGAAAACATGGATGTTGTTCACGATCATGTAGCGCAAAGACTCTACATACCCGATACCCTTTGCTTCAAGATCAAGAATCTTTGGAAGATCGACAATTCCATCGAGTGCTTCAGCATTCGCCATGATATATCTTTGAAGACGATCCTCATGGTTCCCCTCTTTGAAATATATCTTTGTGTGAGGGAAATCGATTGCGATCGCTGAAAGCAAAGACTTCGCAAGAGTTACTTCGTGGAGATATTTTGGAGTCTTAGAGTTTTTTGGATGCGTAGAGATCTCTGTCGAGTCAAGAGTATCGCCGTTCAAGATCAAGAAATCAATTCGTTCCTTTTTCAAATATGTTAGTGCCGAAGTGATCGCTTGCTTGTCATGAATCCCGAGATGGATATCAGACAAGATCGCAGCCTTTCCTTCGATCGTAATCGGGTTGAAAGTTTCTTCACGACCATCAGGAAAATCGTTTAGCCATTCCGAAACAAAAGAATCAATTTCTTCGATCTTCGGAAGTTGACCTCCGCTTTTTTTCTTACGAAGCACTTCGCGAACGAATCCATATTCCTCTTGCGAGACTCTGATCCTGATATGTCTGTCAGACTTTTCTTTCATTCTATTATGCAACCCGCAGAATTGAAATTTTTGTTCCTATACTTGAAAACCTAAGTCCCGTTGCGTCTGCGTCCTGAGTTCCGGGTATCAATGTCCAGTTGCTGTTAAACCCTGGAGCATTACTTTTCGCACATCGTATTTCAATTGTGCTAAGAGTCGTCGTGGTTAGATATCCAAAAAGAGTCATAGTCGCTGATGTGAATCTTCCCGCAGTTCCACTTGCCATTACCGTTTGACTACCCTCAGATATTCCAGCAAGATTTCCAGATAGTTGCCCATGCATAACAAAATTTACATTGTTAGCATAGCCAACAAGATTTGCCATGACTAGCCAAGTTCCAAGTCCGGGTTGTACTGAGAATATAGTCACATAGTCAATTTGATTGACCAACCCAGTAGTTGTCAAAAAGAAATCTTTTCGATTGTTCGCATTGCTCGCTAATGTCGTCCCGAGCGTGTTCGAAATATATGCTAAACTTGAATGCAGACCAACTCTTTGAGGCGCGCCAGTTGTGGGATATCCAATCACGCCATTTGATGTCCCCGACTGTATCTTAGCATAATTAACCGCTCCATTATCTATTGTCCAAATGGAACCCGAGCCGCTAACAGTAATGTCTCCTTTGTCTCCATCGGAAACTCCACCGCCCGCCGTTGTCCATGACAGATTTCCTGAACCATCTGTTGACAAGACTTGACCATTCGTCCCGCCTGTGATCGTGAGCTTGGTCGTTGTTGTATCGATGTCGTTTGATGTATCAATTGTTTTGTTCTTGATCACATCGGGTAATTGTTCATTGTTGATCTTTGTCGCCATGACTTTTCCTCTTCAAGATTATTTCATGTAGTCGCAAGATATAACATCGCCAGCGATTGGAGGTGTGATGAATGTAATGATGTTCGTAGAGATTGTGAAATCATTTCCTGCGCCTGATCTCTGACGCAAGCCATTCAGGTAAACTTTAACAGTTCCTGCGGTCGGCGTATAAGCAAGAGAATAGTTGACGTTAACTCCATTGATTGCGCCTGTTGGAATTTCTTCAATCACGAAATTTGTTGCGTTCAAAGTTCCAGATGTATCTTGAACATAAACGACCGCAGTTGATCCAAGAGTCCCGCCAGTATTTGAAGTACAAAAGAATCTTGCATCTGCGTTAACCGTTCCTTGATCTACATATACCAAAGTGCCTACAAGCTCATCCCAAGCGTCAGAATCTGTAGCGCGAGTCAATGCGGTTGAAGATGTATCGAAAACATAGATACCATTTTGCGATGCGGTCGTCTGATCCTTTGCGAGGATGCGATCCCCAGTCGCAAGGGTATGACCATCAAAACTTGCTGTGCCTGGATTTGAAAGGTTGATGTTCGCAACCGATGCTACATGAACATTCCTATATTTGTAAGCCGATGGAAGCGCAGCAATTAAATTGTCTACATATATTTTGTTCGCAGCATCGCCATTCGAAGTAGGTGTACCAAGATTCGTCGCTTTGTTATTATTGAAATCGAGATTTCCCAACATTGCAACATCGCCCTCTTTCTTCAAGAATGAAGTCCCGTGTTGAAGCTTGGTTGTTTCAATTCCCGCACCTGCTACGATCTTTGCGTTCGTGATCGCACCATCTCGTATCTGTCTTGAAGCAATTGTAGTTTCAGCCATTTTTTTATTATCCTATTTTGTAATTTATTCGAATGATATCCCCAATGATTGGAGACACAGAAAGGTTTATTGTTTGGGTTCCTGAAGTTGTGTAATCTATTGTGAGCGCTTGAGAAACGCCATTCACAAAGACTTGAAGACTTTCGGGAGCAAAAGGAAATAGACTTTGGAAGATCGCATTCGATCCATTCACAAGACCACTCGGCGTTTCTCCTATAACAAATGAACCGCTTGCTGTCTGAAGAATCGCTCCAACTTGGATCTTGATTACTTGAGGGATGGTCGTGATATCAACATCGCCTGTTGATTCACTAACCGCAAGATTGATCGCAGACGGCCTTGTTATTATCGTTATATTGTCGTTACTCAAACTCATTGCGTAATCGTATCAATAACTTCAACATCGCCACTGAGCCATTTCTTCACTTCCCCTCCTGCAAAAGAGATCTTCACATCGTAGACAAGATTTCTTGAAGCTTGAAGATTTGAGGAAGATAATGCGGGAAGAGAAATAGTAAAAATTCCATTGGAAGCGGGCGTGATTATTGCGCAACTGAAATTGAATACAATTACATTGCTTTGTTTCGATCTACATTCTGAAGATATCGTTGCGCCCTGGAGTGAGATAGCCGAACCGTTTGCGTCCCTTAGTTCGCATTGCATCGTAAACGATTCGCCTTTGTATATTTTTATATTAAATCGGTCTCGGTTTGTCATTTCAAGGGTTCTCTGCGAATAGTTTAGAGATGAATGCCCCAACACAAGAACAGGCTAAAAGAATGATGGCGAGAGTCTGATCTTCACGCAGATACGCAAACCCTGACCCCGCAATCCCCATCGCCGAAATAGCTCCAAAAACTCTTCGTATTTTTTTTGGGGTTGGCTCATGCCAGTATTGAAAACCAAATTTCATTTGTTCATGCTTGCGACTATTGAATAAATTTGGTCAAGACGATCGTTCAGCTTCCCGAATGATTCGCGCATGTATTCTTGGTTCGCCTTTTCTTGATTCTCGAGTTGCTTGACCCTTTGTTCAAGTTGCGCATTCGAGAATACCTTGCTTGCCGTTTTATCAATTATGTCGGAGATTTGCTTTGAATGTATGAGCCGTTCCTTATTCAAATGCTTCGAGAACATCACTATAAGGGTGCCGACTGAAACGAATGTTGCGAAAACATTGCGGAAGATTTCGATCAGTGTATCCATATGGCGTATATCAAAACAAGGGCTTGCCGAAACAAGCCCCTGCGGAGAAAGTCATGAGATCAAGAGTGCTACCATAATTGGCAACAAAACAATATAGAAAAAAGATGAATAACGCAAAAATTTTTTTTTCAATATGTTATGAAGTCTGTAATGCGAAAGTAATTGGTCGGGTTGATCGATCTTGATCTTTTCCAAACTCCATCGCCATCATGTTGCGATCCTTTCATTCCTGAAGAAGTATTCCCCTCTACAGTATCGCCATTTTTCCCTTTCCATTTCTTCACGATTCCCGCATGACCGAAGGGCGTTGATCCTCTGCGCCACACGATAATTGCACCCGGAGGGATTTCCATGTTTTTCTGCAAGACTTCTGTTGCTTTGATCGTTTTGTTGAGTGTAGCAAAATGTCTTGCGAGTCCCGATCCTGTAAAAGGCAGAGTCTTGATACCTGCAGAGTCAAGACAGAAATTCACAAACGCAGCGCACCATTGCGCTCCGGGTTTGAGTCTGCAAGACTTGAGAAATCTATCAACCCAATAACCCGAATTGTTCTTTTGTTCTTTGACACCGACAAAACCCTCTGCGATCTTCAAGACTTCAGGACTGCGAGAAACAGAGCGCTGCTGTGAGTATATTTGCTGAAAGGAAAAGAGCATAAGCGATAGGATCATTGCTGATAATTTCACGGGTATTAACCTCCTTTAACAAGAACGAATCTACAAACCAAGCGGCGCCAACGGCGACCGCATATTTTGTCAAGCCGATTGCGAAAGTGCTGAAACTACCATCAGCATACCCGAGAGTAACACCCAACGCAATAAACGATAAAACAAACAAAGGCACGAAAGTTTTGAGCGCATTCATTTAGTTAACCTCTTTTGATTGATCCGAATCATTCTCGATCTCTGTTTTTTGATTCTTTGATCTTTGCTTGATTCGCTTTGATAATTGATAAACAAAAATAGACTTTTGGTCTCTCTCTTCATTGTATTTTTCTTCTGTGATTAGTCTCAGTTCTGAAGCTTCTGTCAAGAGATATTCTTCAGCAATGGGTTGGAAGTCAATTGCTACAAAGGCATTGTCTTTTGCTATTTGGGGAAGAATCGCAAGAATCTTTTCAGTCTGAGTAGTATCAATGCGTGAGATGAAAACCGCATCGAATGTATCGGTCATTGCTTCAAGACCTGATTCAATTTGCTCGATCTTGCCATTCTTAAAATATGGGTATTCAAATTTATCGCTTTGCTTCAAAGAATTGAATAAAAGCTCTGCCCTCTCTTTTGCTTGATTCTTTCCAGGGTAGAGAAATGGATCAGCACTGAAAAGGTTTACTTTCATTTCGCCTGTTTCTATTTGGTTCGCTTCATTTACGAAGATCGAGAGAATACGACCATGGAAAGTTGGAAAATTTAGAATCGCTATCGGTTCTGTCTTTTTGTTCTTTTTTCTGATTACGAAGATTCTTTCAATAACATTACGAAAGTTTTTTCCATTCGATAGTTGGCTTCCCCAACCGAATAACTCTTTGTAGTTAAGCATTCATTTGATCCAAAATATGTGTTTCTGTTATTATCATTATTTCATGCTTCAAGAGATCAGACACGCAGATACTGAAGACTTTCTTGCCTTTGTTATTCCTGATTACGATCTTCCACAATCCACTTTGATTCGTTGCGGTTATCTGTAATTTCTGGCCATTTATCGACACCGAACCTTCAAGATCATTCCCGATCTCGATCCAGCAGAAATTTGGAATTTCGGAATCCTGATAGTCTTCGTATTGGTTCAGCATAGAAATAAAAAAAGAGTGATTTCTCACTCTTAGAACATTGGTTCCTCTTCAACAATCGGGTTCTCTATTTGAGTATTCCGACCGATCGAGATCAATTTCACAGAATTGAAATACCTCAGTTGATTAGTCTTTTTGTCGGTATATCTTCGACCTTGAAGATATGCGGTCACTTTGACTTCTTGAAGAGAGGGTATCCCCTCAAGTTTCTTTATGTCTTCATTCACGACCTCGATCTTGATAAAGTCGGGGTACTTGCCTGAAGTTTCCACAACGATTTCAGACTTTGTCAATTTGTCTGAAATTTGAACGGGCGCCGATTTCTCGATCAGCGTCCCAACGATTTCGCACTTGATCATAATTTCTCCTTTTTACAAATTTATTCAAGATAATTTTACCGCACAAATTTATTTTTTCGCATAATTATCTACAAGCGCAAACGTTCTGATCCTTTTATCTCTTGCGCAATCGTCGTTGGTATCGATCGGCATGCCTCTCGGGACTTCAGAGAGAGACCCGAAAACATAGACTTGTTTCAGGTTATGTTTTCTGATAAGTTCATCCTGTCTGCCTCCTCTACTCGCCGTTAGCTCTAAATTGTTTGGAATCCTATCAAGTCTATTGACCCAATATCCAATGCTTTTCGTATACGCCCAAAACTCTACAAGAGGGTTTGCGATGGCAACGTCGATCCAAAGATCGAAGTATGCTTGGTTGAAGAAATCTCCTGAAGCATGTATTCGAACAGCTTTGCAATCTTTTGGGAGCAAAGGCATATTTCCGTTTTTTACATATTCAAAATTTTTCCAACGATGCTCACGAACCGCAGGAAACCTTTCAGGACTCGCAGCGTAGCATCTGTATTGATTTGATTCATTATTGAATTTTCCTGTGTATCGATCAACCGAAACTTTACACTCAAGAGCAAAAGGGCATGTCGAGCCTGTTGGAAGATTCCATTCGTAAACAACTCCCGAATAGTATCTTGTATTCTTTACAAATTTCATCCAAGAATCCTTTTGATATTCACATATGTTTCATTCTTGTTGATTTGATCAGGTGTGAATCGTAAGACCCTCCAACCTTCAAGAACAGCAAGATTGTATTTTTCCATGTCTTTCTGATATCCTTTTCCTCTTGTGTGGCGACCGCCCGACCAAATGCCTCCTTCAATTTCAACAGCTATCTTTTCTTCAGGCCACGCGAAGTCGAAACGAAACCTTCGTGATTCAAGAAACTTGTATTCACGATCGGGTTTGTTGATATTATACGCTCTAAGAAAAAAAAGAAATTTGATTGCGTTCGCATTCTCGATCTCTATTCCATCTTTTTTCATCTTCATGCTATCTCTGTGAATTTTTGAGTCATTTTATCGTAAGAGAATCTTGCGCAACCCAATTGCCCTGTGTATTTTGTCTTTACTTTTTGGACATGTACATGGGTTGTCGATCTGTCAGAATCTTCGGAATGAAACTCACGATATACACTCATGATATTATCGGCTACATTGTAGAAATGCGCAGACCCGCTAATGTCATATGCGGTTGGTATCTCATATGTTCCATCAAGCAATTTCGACATTTTTCTTGGATGAGCAATAAGAATAATATGTATACCCATTTGTCGAGCAAATGTCCTGAGCTTCACCAATATGCGAGCCGTATATGCTGTTTCTGATTCCCCGGACTTCGATCTTACTTCAAGATTGTTCCAAGGATCAATAACCAAGCAATTGACCCCGTAGCGCCTGATCAAGCTACGCATTGTTGCGAGGACGATATCGAGTGTGAATTCTTCATTCGGGTTGATCAAGAAAAAATACTGCGAGAGCGCATCGATTGTTGGCTTGATCTTTTCAAGCTCTATTCTTGAAGATCCAAAGAAAGGCTCGCCAGTAGCAATCTCCAATAATCTTATTACCCACATTTCATGTGTTGGATTCTCAGGAGAGAACACAGCCGTCTTCCACCCATTATGGCGCGCAAGATTCACAATAAGATTATCAACAAAGTTAGATTTGCCATGCGATGGAATACCGGTCACGACCGTAAATTGACCAAGAAACCACTTGATAAGTTGATCAAATTGATACCACTCTTGAGTCGTAACACCTTCAGGGAATCCATTTTGGAAGATATCAAGAACCCTCTCAGTTGATTCACTAAGAAATTTTACTCCCTCGATCGGAAACTCGCAAGCATTCTTGATCAAATCCTTGACACCATCTTTCCCATATTTCTTCAAGACTTCGTTCGCATCTTTACAACCTTCAGGATAAGTCACAACAGAACATCTTTCTTTTCCGAATCGCCTTGCGAGTTCTTCAAGCATTCTGCGCCCTGGTGGATCAGCATCAAGCGCAAGATAGATCATTTGTATTGAATCGAACCGATCAGCAGAATTGTCAAGAAATATCATCTTTGCTGATATATTTCTTGCGTCAGGGTTGAGAGCACCATCAGGAACAGAAACAACAGAGCCGAAACCCGACTCGATAAACGACAAGGTATCGATCTCGCCCTCGGTAATTATGACAACATTTGAGCCTTTGATCGAGTCAATGTTGAAAAATGTTCTGTAGCCATTTTTGGTTTGCTTGAAGACTTTGTCTCTTGTCCTGAATTTCATGTTAACGATATCCCCATCCTGAAAGAATGGGAAAACTATCTGTTCCGCTCCAAATTGGTCTATTTCGCACGTAACATGCGCAAGATCGATCGTTTTTTCAGAAATCGACCTTTCTTGCATGAATTCGCAAAGCGCTTGTCTTACTCGATTATTTGCGGTTTCTTCATTCTTGATCGTTTGGTATTGATTATTGAAGTTTGGTATTCTCGCTTCATTGCTTGAAGATTTCTTCAAACCGCCTGACCATCCACAATGGTGGCAATACCATGTACCCTCTGTGATATTGACCGAGAGACATGCTTCATGCGATTTCTTGCGAGTGTGAGAGCATTCGGGACATATAGTGTGAATTTGTCCTTCTTGATCTTCAGGTATTTTGATTCCATAATCTCGAAAAGTTGTCATAAGTATTCCCTATTCATTAGGGTCATGAAATAATCGAAAAAGTCAAAAAATTTTTGTTGCTCTTCAGGTTGATTCTCGAACATAGTCACAAGCATTCTATTCGCAGTGCCGATTATGTCACGATGCATCCCGAAGTATTCAGTTATTTCTTTTTGTCGGATAAAGAAACATTGCGAAGTGATATAACAAACTATCATTCTGACATGCCTATCTCTGTTCGATCTTGGGTACCTCAAATGATTCAAGAAAATGTTTTCTTTGTATTGCTTTCTAAATTGCGACAGAATTAAATTGAAACTACCCTCGCATTCATCCGGGGACTCAAAATGGATCAGGTCCCATTTTGTTTTTTTCGACTTTGGAAGAATTCTCTTGATCTTTCTTTTGTTGGGTAATCCGAAGAGTCTTTCTTTCTCCTCTCGCAATTGCTCGCTGAGTTTCTGCTTTCCTTTGCGATCGATATTTTCTCGTGAAGAGATCGCAAGCTCTGATATACTACCTATACTGCGCATTATTACCTCACTATTTTGGGGATAGAAACTTTGTGATTCTTCAAGCCAATGCCGAGGAACACATCAATATACAAAACTTCATCTCGATTCTTTCTGAGTAGCTTCGCAAGAGATCGGAATTGTCTTGACCAAAATTCATCCCGAGTGGCATTGAAAACCGCTTGATAGATCATGCGATCGTCGTATCCTTTTTGGATCAATTTGTCATAAGTTTCGCAAGCAACGAAGATTCCTCTCTCACTCTTCAGGCGGTTGCGCTCTATTTCAGAAATATGCGGAAATATCAATTCTTGTAATTTTTGCACTTTTTGCGAATTTTGAAGAATCTGCTCTTTTTGGATTTTTCGATCTTTTTTGCTTTTTTGGCTGGTCACGATTTCAGGTATATTATCTTTATTAAGAATAGATATAATAAACCTTAAACTCTGACTCGCATTTTTTGACAGAAATTCAATTTTTTGCAAAAACTCCGAAATTTTCAAAATTTCGTATTCTGTCTTTTTCGCCAATTCTTCCAAATTTTCTTTTTCGTATGGCATCCCGTCCATTCTCTCTCTCCATTTAATTTGAAAAATATGCGGGCAATCTTTTGAAGACCGCCCGCTTTGCTTCAGTCTTTGAGTTGAAGGTATTGATCAAGATCGCTTGCGTATATGAGATCACAAGCGCCATGAATAGTTTCGTATAACATTTTTCTTGAACAATCTGTCCCGAACATGCTGAATTCATGATACGCCTTGACTTTCATCTCTTTGTCTTCAGACGGCTCGCTTATTTGCCAAACCTGATACCTTACTTCTTCAACCTGAAACAACTCGCAATAGAGCTTCCATTGTATTGAATCCGCATAGTTATCGTAACTGAAGGCGCTGTAAGTTGTTTTGAATTCATGAACACGATTCCCGACTATTTGATCAGCAACCCCTGTGAGATATATTGCGCGACCTTTGTAATCGTATCGGCAACGAATCTTGTATTCAAAGATTTCACAACGGCGATCGATCTTTCGTCTCGCGTCTTGAAGATCCTCTTCGTTGAATTTCAGGATTTGAAGATCATTCTCGATCTGTTGAGCAGATCGCGAGTCAACGCAAATCTTCAAGGGGTCTCCACCCTCGCCAATTTGGATTAAGTGATGAAATAAAGTTCCGGCACGCATCTTGATCGAGGGAAGGTCAGGTTCTTTGATGTTTCTTGCGAATGTTTCAAAAGAAATGCGATCTTCAAGCATTGCAATATAGTTGCCAAGCAACGAAGCACTTATTCTGATCATTTCCTATGTTCTCCATGAGTAATGTCGAAATAAAGCTTTGCGAGAACATTCGGCTCGTCACATTGCCCTCTGTAACTCCATCCCGCAAGGAATGCTTTCTCGATATTTGTGCGCTCTTTCTCTTCAAGATCCTTTGCGAAAGCAATCATGTATTTTTGTATCTGTTTCGGGTTGAGATCACAGAAAAGGAATTCTTCGTATCCGAATTCAAGATACCTAAGCAATTCACGAGATATCATGATCCCTCCTCTTGTAAGGTCTTGGAGGGGAAAAGAATCTTGCGATCTTTTGCTTCAGGCGCCAAGGGATCGAGAAATAAAGGGCAAGTAATTGAATAATAATGATAATTATCAAGAGTATTCTTGTAAAGTCTTCGGAATTTATCATGATTCATCTCCAATAGGTTTGAATGTATTATCTGTTTTATCGAACGTAAACCCTCGGAGACGCATGATTTGCGTAACCTTAGCCCAAACTGCGCTCTTTTCGTTTTTCTTGATCTTAGCGCCTGAAACGAGGTTAAAAAGCGTATCTGGATCAGCATCCTCTGCGATCTTTTCCCATTCTTTCACGATCTCGATCGAATGATCATGTTCCTCGATTCTCTGAAGCAATGCTTTCTTGGTATGGGTAATGATCTCGCCGAGTTGCGAGTGCATGGTTGGAATGTCTGAAATATAAACGGGTTTGATATCTGCGCAATTCTTAGCCGTGACCGTTTCGCTTAGGTCAAAAGTCAAGACTCTTTTTGAGCCATTCGCCGTGTAATAGCCAACAAGATCAGCAGATTGCATGATCAAGTCGTAAGACGACCCTGGAATGAGTGGCCTTTTGATTCTGAAATCGCCCTCCTCCTTTTCTTTCGCATGCGCAATGAAGATTATGTTTTTGTTGAGCTTTTTAAGGGGTTGAAAAAATTCGTTGAACATTTTCTTCAGCTCGCCCCATAATTTAATACCATTCTTTGCGAGTCCGGGTTGCGATTCTACGATGAAATTCGTCATGCTTTCGAGCAAAGTGCCCGCCGTGTCAATTATTATCGATTCATGCGCCTCAAATAGCGCTTGGAGATCATTCTCGTTTGCTTGAAGATCCGCCCATGAATCGAATTGGACAGTTTTCTTACCAAGCGAAGCCCTATGCGCCCCGCGATCGAAGTCAAGCAAGATTGGATTTGGAGCCGTGAATGCGAGTGTCGTCTTTCCAATACCTGGATCGCCATAAATTAAGCAGATTAGCCCTGTTGAATGAATGATTTCATTCTTTTCAAAAACTCTCATGATTTCTCTCCTTTGAGATAGGACTCTATCTCTGAAATATGTATGTAGTAAATTATTGCGCTCTTTGCGCTTTTCTTTGTCTTGATCTTCAAGAATCTGCGAGGTGATATCTTTCGCCTCTTTGCTTGCGGTCTGACTCTTCCTTTGATTAGATAGTGGATATTCTGAACCGAACATCCAAGAATCTTTGCGCATTCTGATACCGATAACCATTCCTTTTCTGTTTCAATTTCTGTCATAATGTTTTCAGCCATGGGTGAAGTATATTTTCTAAGATCAGCAAGATTCCAAGACTTGAAAGAAAGAACATGAGATACATTGCGCCTTTCATTCTTTCGATTCTTTCCTCAAGGAACATGATGTATCGATCTTTTGCTTGTAAGACTTTAAGATCGGTTTCCTTTTGATCTCGCAAAAGGTTTAATTCATTCAAGATCATTCTCGAGTATGGATCTTGATCGCGATAAATTTCACTCTGTTTCTTCATTCGATTCACCTTCCGATAAGTAACCAATAACATTAGAAATTGAATAGCATGCTTCGTCAAGTTGAGAGAATTCTTCAGACTCAAGTATCGGTCTATTGTCATACATTTCGACCCACAACTTTACTCTCAATTTACGAAGTCTGTTCGCCATAAGCACGCGTTCATCCTGAGCGTTTGTTTTGTTCTCGATCTCCATTTCTCACCTTCAAGATAATTTATGTATTGTGTCTATGAATTCGATGCGATCGTCTCGCATCACATTGAATAGTATAGAGTAATCAGGGTAAACCCAGTCGTCGTTCTGATAGCTCCATCGCGCTTCATTTGTCTTGAAGAAATCTCCATTCTGCGATATCGCATAGTAGCCGAGACTTCTTTTTACAAGATCGTGAAAGAATTCACAAAGATCTTTTCTTGTCTCATGATAATTGATACGCATCTCTTGCCTCCTTTGATCTCTCGATCTCTTCTGTTGTTTTGAATGGCTTCTCTCTTTTGCCAATACCAAGCCACACATAAAAACTCGGCTGTGTTCCATAGTCGCTTGTTTCGAACCATCTGTTACCCTCGTTTGCGATATCTCGTATTCTTGCCATTATGAGCAATGCCTCGCCTTTGAATTGATTCTCAAGATAAAACTCATTTACGGGTTTGTTTATTTCTTGGAATCCATATTTTTCAGGCGCAGAAAGAATGTCAATGCTGATCGATCTCCATTTATCTTTTCTTGCGCTTATCTTCAAGAAAGGAAACTCTTTCTTGATCTGCTCTCGAATTTCTTTAACTCTCTCCTTTCTCATGATCATTCTCCTTTGATAATGGGCGTTTGTAATTTCAGCAATATGCTTGGGTTGCCATGCTCACAGTATTCATCACGTTCAACGATACATTTATCGTCACAACATGCGGGACATTCTTCCCTTCCAGCAATGATGTCACGAATATATTCGATCCAATCGGCGGGATGCGTTAACCCGGTCATTTCTCGGAATTCCATCAGGGTCATTCCTTCATCTTTCATGTCTTTTCTCCTTTAATAATGGGTAGTATTATTCGATCTCTTCAAGATCGCCTGTTTCGTAGCCATATTCTTCCAATTTATCTTTGTAACCTTCAAGCTCGGCGCGAAGATCAAGAACCTCGCTTTCCAAAGAACAGTATTCTTCGCAGGTATTTTTATCTCGGTTGAATTCATCGTCTGCGAATTCACTAAGACCAATCCTGAAGGAAGTCGGATCGCAATTTTCCAAAATGTCTGAAGGATAGAAAACCGAATAACCGATTGTAAGCGCATCATAATTTTCGTCAAGCCATTCGCGGTATGCCTCTTGATAGTCTTCAGGTTCAGGCTCGTAAGAATCCAACTGGTTTTTCATCTTTTGGAAATCTTCAAATGTTGAATTGTAATCGAGCAACAATTGCTTGATTGCGAGTTCTTTTTGTTCTTCTGTCATCTCTTTTCTCCTTATTTGTAAATTGTGACGAATAGATATTTTGTGTCTGCGGATGCGGTTCCCGAGCATCTTGAAAGTCGACCTTCTTTGTTGATATAGTCAACACCAAAGACCTGACCATTCTCAGCATAGGCCGCGACCAATATAGCCATGTCAATATGTTGGGTTTTTGCATGGTTGTAAAGATTCAAACAAAACTTATTTTCTCGGTTGATCTCATATGTCTTCATTTCTTTTCTCCTTTGTTTATTGTAATTGATTAGCATTATTCATTTGAACCAAGACTTGTCTTGTGATCTCGATTGCGAGCTTCGTTGTATACACTTCATTCTTCAGCATCATGTTCATCATGAAGTTGAATTCTTCTGTGAACATTTGATCTTTCTCTTCTGTGTTTACGAAGAGATATCTTGCGCCAAGTGGGTCAGCATTTATGACCTGTGTTCTTGTAAGATTTATTGATTCTGATTTCATCTCTTTTCTCCTTTTTTATTTTGAATTATTCTTCTATGTAATAAAGATAGTTTGCGTTTCTCAAGAGTATGCCATTTGTAAGCTCTTGCCTTACTTTATCGCCTAGCAAATACAGATCGTTCATTGTCAATTCAATAACCGCCTGTTCTATTGTCACGATCTTGATCTCCATTGTTTTTTTGCTCTGCTTTACAACTTGAAGAGTGTTTTGTTGATCTGTCGTTCTCATCTCTTTTCTCCATTTGAATGATTGTTGATCGAATTAACTATGTCAAAATTACGACATATTTGTTTCAAAGCAACACTTTTTTTTGTTTCAAGGAAAATTTTTTTTCTAGTCTCGTAACCCTGTTATATTTCACGAGTTAGAAAGATATATTTTTTCTGAAATAGTGTATTCTTGTTTATTTTTGTTAGGATTCTTGTTTCAAGATGGGTTTTGGTAGGAAATAAAGGTCTGGAGAATATATTCGGGAATGATCTTTCTTTTTTGGAGGGTTGAGAGACATTCCATATATTGCAAATGTTCGATGCGTAATAATTATTTTTCTTTTGTGTAATTATGCTGCTTTGCATCGAATGGGGAAGAGAGGTCACGGCCTCTCTTTTTTTTTTACCCTTGAAGATCGGTCTTGTAAACAGGTAGATATTTCTCTTGAAGAAAAAATCGCAGTTCGGTAGAAAAAACCTAGGTAGATATTTTGTCTGAAGAAAAGAAAAAAACCTATATTTGAATGCGGTCTATCATAACCGCCTGCTTCCCCCCAAAAAAGCAAAAGACCCCGTGGTGAGAGGGGTCTTTTTTTATTATGGACCGGTTGGTCCTCCTGATATTTGACTCAGCACATAAGCCCAATTATCTGCAAGATCGTAGACCGTTCCATCGATCATGATCAGTTGACAAAACTCTTCAAGATTAAACGCCTCTTGAATATCGGTTTTGTTCAAGATCAATGTCGCTCCTGAATTTAGTTCTGTAAAGCTCGCAGACATCAATCAACCTCGCTGATCATTTGCATAATGATTCGCCCTGTAGAATGGAATGTATACGAAGCTCTGACTTCGGGAACCACATAGATAGTTGAAGAGACAGAATTCAATACATAGGGCAATTCGATATCTTTCTCGATCATGGCAACGCCACTCCCGCAATTGATCCAATTCGCATTCAAGACTTCAGTTGTCCCGAGTAAAACATCTATCTGCGAAGTTGTAAACGCTTGAGGCGCATTGCGAGTAGCGGGTGTGACAGAAGATCCGAAGAACCATAATCGCAAAGAGGGTCTTTGTAAAGTTCCCGCAGTTGTTTCTTTCAAGATTACTCTTGCGATCTTTCCCGAGAACCCGACTGAGCGCGCCATGTTCGCATATGAGATTGCGCTTGATGTCAAGATGTCGCCTGAAGCATAAGCGAGGGTATCGAATTGTCCGAAATCACTCGCAACTCGCCTGCGGTCTATGCCGTATTTTCCTGAGTAAAATTCCATGTTATTTTCCTATTAAGTTGGTCCAAAAGAATAGACTTGTCGAGTTGAATGTTCAAGATCAGAAAGACGAATGACCTGAAGATTCGCATATGTATTGTATTGGTTGAAATTTATATTTGATGTGCTTGAATAGATACGGATCTTGAACCCTGGAAGACCTCCGCTATTCGATTTGAACACTTGCTCGGGTGCGTTGAAGAAAGTTGATCCATTCACATATGGGTGTTTGCTTGTATGCTGATAATCCATCCAAGTCACGTATCTTTCTGCTGTTGAATTTTCAAGAGTGATATTGGAGAACAATTTGATACCCCACTCATGCGCCGTATTGACTTCAGGCGCGAACAAATTAACCCTAACGAAATACCATCCCGGTTTCTTCACATAGATATATCGATCATACCAATTGTAAAAATAGAGAGGAGAATCGACTGTGGTGAATCCATTATTCCAAGGAATATCTGCGCCCACCGATCCGCTCGAAAAAAAGAAATCACGAATACCTGTGATCTCGAAACACACATTCTGAACATCTTGCTTCAGAGATGTTGCGGTCGCCTCTGCTGAAGCTTTCGCCTTGGCAAGTGCGCTGATCGAAAACTCTTGCGCATTGTCCAAGATCACAGCATCTTCACCCTCTTGCATTTCATCATATGCGCTCGGTCTATTTCCTGTATTGAATCCAAGTTGATTTCTGCCAACGCCTTGCGCTTTGATCGGTTCATTGTATCGCATTATTGCTCCGCATCGATTCTGATTGTAAGATCGGTTGTTCCTTTCAAGATATCGTGACTCGATTCCATGAATACGCCTTTCACGATATTCGCATTGTATATCTTTTCGAGCAGAGGGTTAAAGTCTGCGATGTTGATCTTGCATCGCTTTCCAATGTCATTCTGTTTTACATTTATGAATCTTGAAGTCATTGTCGACTCTGCTTGCTTTTTGTCGCCGAATGCTTGAACCATTGCGAAGGCAATTGTTGTTGGAAGTCCTGAGTCTTGTTGCTCTCGTATCATGAACATTTCACCATCAGGTTTGAGGTAGGGGATGATCGGGTATTGTAAAGTATAGCTCGAAAGAACACCCGCATCGGCATCAAAATATATGTAACATTGAGTATAAACTTTACGAGGTAAGTGAGGGGTATCGTCTTTGAAATAGATTATGTAACCCGGACTAACAGACTTTCTGATCCAAGATAAATTTTGGTTATCCCAAACGCCGTAGTATCTTTCAATATATTTCCTGTCTTGAAGCACAGGTAAATTATGGAACATGATCTTCATTTCTTTTGAATTATCGCCACTTGTGCCTTTGTCTCCAAAACGATATTCTGTTGTGTCTCGATCGCCGCCGATCGATGTCACAGATAGAGTCGCGTATCGCAATGACTCAGAAAACATCTTCATTTTATATGAGGAGAAAGTGTTCTCTTGGTTCATCTCGATTGTATTCGCATCTGTTATTCCAAATGGGTTTGAAGATTGGTATGTAATCGCATATGTGTCAGGGTTCCCATTTGTCCAAGCAATTGAAGGAATGAATAATTCAAGTGAATTCTCGCATAGACTCTTCAAGACTTCGTGAAAGTTAGTAAACTGACCAAACATATTAGAGTCAGCATGCGCGCCCGATACAAGAGAAACGGTGCTGTTCGCAACTTCCCATATTTCAGCGATATAACAAAGGTATTCTTGACCAATAAACTGAGAGCCGTCTTGATCTTTGAACGCGATTGTTTTCTCATACAATTGTGGGAAAGAAAAGGACGCAGAGTTCTTGCGAGTTATGGCTCGCAAATATGCAGAATACATTTGCGATATCTTCAAGCCAAGACGGTCAAAGGTTGAGACATGAAAAAAGAATCGATTCGTTAACCAATCAACCGCATTTAATTGTCTCTCATATTGCTGTTGGTAGTAGTATTCTGTCCCGATCAAGACCTCTCTGTATTCTTCGGTTTCTGATCTCTGAGTTGATGCGGTTAAATTGATTTGTTGATCTCGTGATCGCAGAGCAATCTTCCAGACCTCTGGAGTGATCATTTCGCCAATACATCTTGTTATATCATGCGCCTCGATTGTAAACTTCAAGACATTTTCAAGATCGGTAACTTCAAGTTCATTCTCCGCAGCGTATTTTTGACAACCAAGAAATGCGACTTTCCATACATTAGGCGTAAACCCAAACCCGTCATTGTATAGCAGAACAAAAGTGTTGAAGACTTCGAATTCTTTTTGCTCTGTGGTGAGCGCCGAATGATTGCCAAGGTCTGGAACATCAAGATATTCGGAACCGTCTGAATTCTTCGGAGTCAATTTTGTTGTTGTGCCTTTGAGTAATTGCTCGCGCAAATTATTCAGTTCGCTTGTGCCTTGAAGACTCGCGATATTGACCGCAATTGATAACACTTGCGATTGCATACCCGCTGGAAGCTCTCCGATCGATGTCTCGATCTTCCCCTCTTCAAGCAAGAAATCACTTGGAAGAACCTGATCTGTTGAACCACTCGAATAGTCTGCGTCGCTTGGAATGATATAAAGTCTGTACTGAATATAATCTTCAGAAGTCCAAGAATAAGTGAATCGTTTTGAGGTCATAACAGATCCTTTGAGTAAACACTCATTGTCATTTGTTCAAGCCCGCTCGCCCATTTCTTTTCGTTCGATACATCAACCCTCTCGAATACAAATCCATTTGAGATCAGTCCCGCAGTTAAGGGGAAGTTAGTCGTGTTTCTCCATCGATCGGGAAGGATCTTGTTATCAAGCCCTGGAGTTGGAGCGATTAGTCTTTTGTGTTTTTTTGTGAGAATCTGCTTCAGCAAATAGATAGTCGTTTCAGAGCTTACCGTTAGAGAATCCCATGTGGAAAACGGTACGCATTCAACATCAAGCTTGATACGAAACTTGCTCTGCGATATCTCAGTCCCCGACATCGAAACAACGGTATCGCTTTCCATTTCAGGCGAATAATGTATTCCAAAGATCGGCAACTCGATCGACAATGTATTGACCGGGTTGAATGTTGATTCTGTTGCGCCTTGAACCTTAACCCAAAACCTCCAACTCATGTTAACCTCTTCGCATTTTCCGCTTTCGTTCGGAATTGATAATTGCTGTAATAGATCGACTGTCTGCGCTCAAAAGACCGCTTACTTCGACTTTTGTGTTTCTTGATATTCTTGAACCAAGACTTCGAGTTTCCGCTCTTAGTCTTCGGACTTCCTCGATAAGCTCGCCGTCTGAATTTACAGACAAAGACCCTGACTGAATCTTTTGCTTGTAAAAATGAGAAACACTAAGACCTGTTTTGTTCATCCATTCAAGTTCGGCTCTATTCTCTTTTGTTGCTTTCGCAGTGATCACAGACTCCCCTTTTGATAGCCATGCGGGAATACTATCCGAAGTTTCTGATCCTGCGCCTTCAAGATTCACAACCCCATCTTTGAAGCCCGCTGCTGATCTTGCCAAACCAAGCAAGCCGTAAAGAGCGCCAGTCAATGTCGCTGCGGCTAAAGGTCCAAGAATCGGACCAAGGGTCGTGATCGAGCTTCCCAAAATACCCGTTACAAAAGACGGGATCATTTTTGCTACAGCATCGAATGCGGCGCCCGCAGCCATTTTTCCAAAGTCCAAAAGAGTCGCCTTTCCGCTCGCTGCGAGTTCTGAAAACCCTCCAAGAGCTTGACCCACGAATTCGTTGAATACCTTTTCGTTCCCCTCCATTTCTTTCGCATTCTCTGTGAACATGTCGGCTTGGCTCTTCAAGACGGTCGCGATCGCAGAATCGCTCGCGCCCTTTACAGCGCTCAAAAACTCTGAACCCGTATCTTTACTCGCCTCATTGCGTTCCCGCTCGATCTCGCCCATTCTAGCCGCGTATTCTGCGAAGTCTATCGATCTGTTTGCGAGAGATTTCTTGAGATCCTCTTCCTCAGCACCCAAAGATGCGAGCTTTTCATCTCTGATCTTCTGTTGAGCTTCGCGTTCTTGCTTTAATTTCTCTCCATCGAATGCTTTTTGGATCGATAGTTCAAGACTCTTCCCGATTTGGAAATAAATTGTGTTTTGATCAATTGCTTTTTTGGAATCTGCGACAAATCTCGCATAGCGTCTTTCTGTGTCTGCAATCGCTTCGCTGTTCGTGCCTCTGATCTTTTCAAGACTCTCAACCGCTTTCTGATCGCCGATCGATCGCGCAAGATCAATTTTCTCGCCAAGCTCTACATTTGTCAAATATAGCAAGTCTGTGATCTTGTCGAAGTCCTCTTGCGCTTTGTCGAGCTTTGCCTCTGTATTGACTGGCTTGGTAAACATACCCGCCATGATCTTTTCGTATTCTTTCGCATTTGTATCGCTTTCCTTCACGAATTCTTCAAGATCCTTGACCAATGGGTCGCGCCATGACAAATCAACGGGGATCTTGATCGCATTCTTTTCGATTGCTTCGGTTAGTTTCTTGAATTCTCCAATGTAGAATTGTTTTACATCTTCAAGATTCTCTCCTTTTTCGGGTTTGATCTTGATCTCGATCGGGTTGAATTCTGTGTCTGAAACATCTCTTGCGATTTCATTCAATTTCTTTTGCGCCTCTTCAGCATCTTTCTGAAGTCTCTGTTTGAGCGCAAGCGATTTCTCGTCTTCAGAACCTTTGAAGTTCAAGAAATCTGTGTCGCGAGCATTTTGTTGACCTTGAAGAAAGTCTTTGAAGTCCTCTTGTCTTTTTTGAAGCTCAGTGCGATTATCTGCGGTCTTTTGCTTTTCTTTGTCTTTGTCTTTTTTATCCTTATCGTCTTTGTCTTTCGTGTCTTTGTCTTCGGTCTTCGTAATGACCGGCTTGACGGTTGGCTTAACTTCAGGGACAGGACGACCAGCAATTTCTTTTAGCGAGTTCATGAGCTTTTCTTGTTTCGCCTGTTCATTCAAAAATGCTTGCGCTTTTGATTTGCCTGTGTCGTATGCTTGACCTATCCTGTCTATCGAATTCGCAACGACATTGTAAGCACCCGAGAAGTCTGCACTTGCGATCTTTGAAAAGAATTCTCCGGCAAGCTTTCCGACTTCATTCAAAGCATAAACAATACCACCGATATTGACTTTGACAATGCCAATGTATTGCGATATATTGCTGAAGAAATCTCTCACGCCATTCGCAACATTTTGAACAATCTGTACAGCTTTCTGAACAGAATCAAAAGAAAGAACCCAGTCTTTGATCTTGGTGACAATTTTGCTGATCCAATCGATTCCCGCCTTGATTGGCTCGATAAGATATTTTGTCAAGATATTGGCTCCGAAGTCATAGATCGCAGTTGCCACATTCTTGACTATTTGCCAAACAGAGTCAACGGCTCCATAGAACGAATCCATGAATCCCTTCCCATCGTTAACTGTGCTGTTCATTATTCCGAAGAAATTGATCACGTCTTGAACATAACCGATCAATGTGTTGAATGCGTTCGAGACCGCGTCGATTATCCCCTTGAAGAAATCAACCGTTGCGGTTACTCCATTTATTATGCCGTTGATTATTCCCGATTTGCTGATCCAATCAACAATATATCCAATAACCGCACCAATTGCTTGACCGAGTAATTGCAGAGGGGTGAAGAGGAGAGATATTGCCCCTCCAAGAATGTCGGAGATCACAGAACCCAGGAATGAAACGACTCCCGATACATTTGTCAAGATATCTTGAAATGTTTTCATAAAGTCAATGCTCTCGCCTGCTTCCCCTCCAAACCCTAACGCCTCGCCAATTGTCTTGCCGAGTTGTTGGAAGACCGAAACGACTGGCTCGATTGCTTTCCAAATTCCATCGAAAACCGATATGCCTATATTGTAGAAAATATCAAGCACGGTCATCGCCATGTTCAATGCGTAAGTGATATTTGCAATGATCGATGCGCCAATGAAGGAAAGAATCGGACCGATCACGCTCCATATTCTTGTGAAATATCCCGAGATCGAGTTCGATAATTTTTCAAATGTCGGAGCAATTGCGGTTGCGATCATTCCGAACGCATCACTCAAGACCCCAACGACTGAAGCGCTTGCTTTCTCGAATGCCATGGAGAGCTGTCTTCCAACCGCATCAAAAGAAAGGTATTGACCGACCGCCCCGCTCGCAGCTTTGCCCGCTTCAGCAGCTTTCTTTGATATCTCATCAACAGGCAATGGCGCGCCGAATAACTTATTGTATGCTTGCACGCCGATATCTTCAGCAGGTGTACCCGCGACCGCTACCTGAAGTTGCGCAGCCATTGCTTCAGAGATTTGTCCTGAATCAAATGCTGTCTTGATAGACTCACCCGATTTCTGCAAGAATTCCTTAATCGAGATTTGACCACTTGAAGCCAATTTCTCAAGCGAGCCAAGAGTCGTCCCGAGCGCTTTAGGCAATTGCCCTTGGATATCTGCGAATGCTTTCGCAGTATCGCCCGCCTTGAGTCTGATCTGCGCCTCTTTGATCGAGTCTGCGATCTTGTCTGTATTGAAAAGACCCTCTTGACCAGCGACCGCAATTGACCCCGCGAATTCCTGAGCCGAGAATCCCGCCTCGTCCAAGAGTTGCGAGTATTCGGCGAGAGTGTCAAGAACATCGTCTTGCGAAGTCTTCCCCTCTTTCGCAGCGTATGCGATCAGGTTGAATGCTTCGTCTCCCTGAAGACCGAATTGCTTAATAAACGGGGTTGATTTCGCAATAACTTCGTTGACATCTTTCTCGTAAAGATTACCAAGCGCTTGAGCCTTTGCCGTGAAGTCTCCTATCTGATCAGTCGGCAATGCGTCTTTCAAGACAACTTTTGCATTTGCGATAACTTTCGTTGCATCTGCGAGAGATTCCCCAACGCCTCCAACGAATGCTTTCTCTGCCTCTTTTGATAACGCCTCGAATTCGGCGCCTGTAGCGCCCGTGACGGCCTTTAAGTCGCCCTGTGCTGATATCAAGGCGCGCCCCTTGTCTATCACGGCTCCAAACGAATCTACGATAACACCTAAACCCGCTTGAACACCCTCTGCGAGACTACCGCCAATAAACGCCGACAAAGCACCACCGCCTATTGTCCCCATTATTCCGTTTTTGAGCTGATCCCCAAACGATTGCGCAGACCCTCCTGAATCTTGAAGAGATGAATCGACCTCCTGAATAGCATCATCAAGTTTTTTCATCTCTTGTTGCGCGTCCTTGATCGCCTGCTCAACCTTCGCATACGCATCGTCGCCTTGATTCCCTGAAAGTTTCATTTGGACCAAGACTTGCTTTTGTTCGGCTATAAAGTCAGAAAGTTTTTTCTTCGCATCCGGCACGCCTTTCCCAAGAGATTCGCCAACCCCTGGAAGACTTGAGATTTCAGACCGCGCTTTTGACAATGCTTGATCAATGCCTTGGAAAAGTTCCGTAGCATCAAGACCGAGTTTGAGTTCGATATCATTCGCCATGTTTTATCTTTTCCTTTCTAATTTGTAAAACGTTCGAGAGAAAGCAAAGGCCTTGATCACATCTATTCTTGGCGTATCAAAATATAAACGAAGATATGTCGATACGTCTCCATTGGCGACCCCGCTGAAGATCCAAAAAGAATCTGCTAACTCTTCGCCAAGATAGTAGATCGCATTCATGTCATCGTCTTCGTATTCGTCGTCTTCAGGGTCGTTGAAAGCAACAAGCTCGCTGAGTAAAAACTCACAATAGCTTGATTCTTGCGCATACGCTTTCACGAAAAAATTTGAGAGAGTCCAAGATCGAGTCAAGGTCTTGATTCTGCCAAAATTCCGAAGCGGGATCGCTATCTATTTGGACAAGCAATTCAGGATCTTTGACAAGATTGCGATCGATAACTTTTTTTGTGAATTCAATTATCTTTGGAATTGTATCAGAATCGATGTTGATAACTTCAAATAGGTTTTGTCTGATCTTCAGGTATGAAGTCTTAACAATTTCTTGGAAACGGAAATCTTGCATAATATCTACAAAGGCACCTTCGCCCTTTGTTAGATCGACATTCTTCGCAAGACCTTCATGCGAGAAAACTTTTTCCAATATCTCCTGTTCCGCAGCTTTGGTTGCGCCTTTCGTATTCGCAAGCTCTTGAAGCAAAGGGGTCACGATGTCATAAAGTGCGGGTGTCAATTTCGAATATAACGCAACCTCGAATTCATTGCCGTTGTGATAGAGTTTCATTCTTGAGTCCTCATATATTTTGAAAAATAAGAGGGGAGCCAAAAGACTCCCCAAACATTATGCTGTTGGAATTGGAATCCATACTTCTTTGTAGCCATACAATTTAGGAATTGTCACAGCAGTCGCTGCGGTTGAGCTTACAAGAGTTGTATCGAAATAAGTCGCAGCAATGGTTACATCGACTTCAGGGTTAACAACATCGCCCGACACTTTTGGCTTTGTATATTTTCCTGATTCTTGATCGAAAGAACCTGAGTCTTGCATGAGTTTGCAAAGCATCAAGACAACTTTGCGCTTTGAGTTCGAAGGATCAACCCCTCCGTAAATGATCTGGAGCAAAGTTGGTGAAGATGCGTTCCCCGAATTGAATCTTTCGCCGTTCTCATATTCTCCAGTGTCAGGCGCCGCCTGATTCTTTGGAGCATAGAGATCGAGGAAAGACGACAGATCTTCTGAGTCTTCGTTCTGATCGATTGTGAATGAAGTGCGAGTCAAAGAAGTCTTAATTTTCTTGACCATTGTATAACGGGCTGTTGTGCCTACAGAATTCGTCATTTCACTCGCAGTGAAAAACACGCTCTGATTTGCGCCTCCAACTACCATGATTAACCTCTACTTTTTGATTAGTGAAAATGTCTTGACCAAATACATCCAATTGCGTTCTGATCTTTCTCTCATGTATTCGCGAACCAGCAACTTCGCGTTTCTCGTCAATTTTTTTTGAAAGTCTTCCTCTCCTATCGCATACCCTTTGTGATGCAAGAGGATTTCTGTGTCTGCGGTCGTAATGCCTCCGAGATCAATATCCAAAAGCTCGTGACATATTCCGCTCCATTTAAGTCCTGTAGATCTTCTGTGAAGTCTCAGGTTCGGCAAGTTATACCTTGATTCCCACATCTCTGTTGTCTTCGTTTCTCGAGTGATTCCCGCAATTGAAACAAACGCAGCGTCTGCGCCTGAATGATCAACGGCTTCAAGAAAAGACCAAAATTCATCATGCGGTGTGAATAGTCTTTCGTCAGAATCCATGTGAAGAATCCAATCTCCATTCGCATATTCGTCTAAGATATTTCGACAAAGAGAAAAGTCAAAGTATTCCTCTTGATTCGGGAAGGTAATCGAGAGACCGATCAAGGAATCTGTTATACCGATTTCTTCTCTTTTGATTTCTTGAAGACTTGGATCGAATTTCGTCTCGAGTGCTACGACCTGAATGTTTTCAAGTGGAAGAGATTTGCGCCACGATACAAGATCGTCGCCTTTCGAATAGATTACACAGCAAGATAATTTCATCATGCGCCTTTGTAATAATAGCAACGGAATTGGACAAGAGAAATCCCTTTTGTCTCGTCATCATTAAATGTAACCGCCTGAGCGCTTACGAAATGCAACGGAGAAAAATATGTGTTCTCATAGTTCGAGACATATCTTTCAGGGACAAAGTTAACAAGATTGTTTTCAATTTTCTCAACATTTGTTGCGAGAGCATTGCGAAGATTTGCCTTGTTGTTATTTTGTTTCTTAACTTGCGAGCCAGTCAGCATGTAGAAATTCAATGTACCTCTGTTCGCAAAAGCGCTATCGTCTTCAAGACCGATAACCTCTCTTGTGTCTTCAGTCCCAAGAACACCAACGAAGTCGAATTGATATGTATTCCATTTGTCGATCATGACCTGATCGTAAACCCGGATGCCTGACAAAGTTTGAAGTTTCGCAATTATTGATTCGACTGCTGTTGATTCGCGAGCCATTCCTTTACTCCTAAGATTATTTCTTGTTTTGCCTTTGATAGAGTGCTATCAAGTTTCTTTGCTTTCCATTCGGCTATTGCAGGGAAAAAATAGGGTCTCGCAGGGATCACAGCTGATCCATTTCGACCCGCAGTGCCTCCAAACTCATGTATCGCAGCGTATGGTATTTTTGATCCGTATCGTAATTGCATACCCTCTCGAGTCGATTCGATCTCCAAAATGTTTTGAGCATCTTTTCTATTTGGAGAGAATGACCGAAATAGATTACCTGATCGAATGCGCAAAGTCCCCTCTCCTGTATTGGGGTTCTTTCTCGCAGCCGCGCTCTTCATTGCCTCGAAGTCGAAGTCTGTCTTCACCATGTGAACGCCAATAAACGATTGGAGATCAGAAGCGATCGTTCTCGCTATTTTCTCATAAGTTTTCGAGAGATCCATCATGCTCATAATGTTACACCGTTCTGATTACATAAGCGCCGAAATATCTCTTCCAATCTATTTCCGTTTTCAATGCTGAAGAAACATTTTGACCTGCGCCGCCTGTTGAGACAGAATTCAGACCGAACCAATTGCCTCCCATTGGAGATTGCTTGTAAATTAGGGCAACCATCTCGGCTACGCCTTGAAGAATCGTGCGAGGCATATTTGCGTCTGTAAACCCTGTTTGAAGAGTCGCTTTGATCTGTCCCTTCATTCGATTACGAATCACAATGAAATTAGCATATTGTTCTTGGCTCCAAGAATAATCATTTGCGCTCATGTTCGCATACGAGGAGAATTCATTCTCGCGCCATTGGAGCGCCGTGAGCTGCGTATTTGCGAAATAGGGTATAAACTTCCACGAATGCTCCTCTTCGAAGCCCCTGACGCCTTTCTGTGCGTCGTATCGATATTCTAACGAGACGCTACGTAGAGGCTGACCCACAAAAGACTCAGCCTCTTCGTAACAAATATCGATCATGTTATCAAACCAGGAATACAAGGCGATATCTTCGAGACTTGGATCGCCATTCTGTTCGAGATTCAAGAAAGACAATACATATTGGAATTGTCTCGGATATGCGCTTTGGTATGCCATTATTTGCCTATGGGTTTGTTAACTTTCTTTTCGGTTTTGGTCGTTTCAATTTTCTTTCCAATTTCTTTCGCGATTAGTTCATCTGCGATTGCTTGGTCAACTTGGGTTATTTGCCCTGGAGCCAAGCCTTTCCAATTGGAAAGAATCATGATATCTACTAACATATTTTACCTCTTAGGATGCTGAAGTCTTCAAGACACCGATCGCAGATGGCGCAGGGAATGCGAAAGCAACACGCTCGACTACTTCTATACCCTTTTGGTGAGTCCCGCCAAGACCAGTTGCGCCGAAGTATTCTTTGTATTCGTTGATCGTAATATCTTCACGAATACCCATAACGGTAAACTGAGCAAAGTCGCAATAAATTGCTGAAGCTTTGGAGGCAGCGCTTGAGGGGAAGAGTGCGTCGGGAACAACATGAAGAGGACGACCCGTAATTGATACATAAGTATTTCCTTCGAGAGCCGTCATTCCAATTGCCGGAACATCCATTGGCTTGACCATGTCAAAAATAGGGCGACCATTCACGCTATCTGTTTCCTTCATAAGATATCCGAAGACTGATTGCGGTACAACAAAAGCACCATTTGCGCCAACTGAGCTATTGATCGACAAGCGCAAATTGATCAAGTCCTTCCAAGAGATTTCAGCAAAGGTGTCTTTGCCTGAAGTTGAAGAACCGCCTTGGAAAGTTACGGTCGTTCCCGATGTGCTGATCAACCCTGTGAAGTTCGGAGAAATGCCATCGCCGTTGAAGAATTGCTTGTCTTCAGTTTCTGCAAGAGCGCGAGCCAAACCATTTGTCACATAATCGTAAAATGCTGGAACCGCATCCTGAAGCTCCTCTTCAGACACAACGCATCCCGCAACAAGCTTCTTTGCGATCAAAGATGTTGAAGTGAAGAAATTCGTTGAGTCTGTGAGCGTGAGGGCTGAACCTTCAGCAACAACACCGCCTGTGAATGCTCCTGAGCTTGTGAGCTTTTCGGTCTTTCCACGCATAGGATAAACCTTTGCGAGTGCTCTTGTATAGCCATAAGCGTCAGCATATGACTGAATTTCATCAGCCCAAAACTCAGGAACCAATGCGCCACCCTGAGCGCTATTGCCTGTGTTGAAGTTCGCACGATTCTGTTGGCCGTTGAATTTCGCATTCGCTTCGCGACAGATTTCATCCGCTACGCCTTCGAGACCCTTATGTCTTGCTACGATGAATTTTGCTACGATCTCTGCCTTTTGCTTTTGAACATCGTATTCATTTTTGACCTTGATAAAACCAACGCCATTATTTTGTGGAGTCGCGATCGGCTTCTGTGCTTTCAATGTCTCTCCAACTTTTCTGTCGACCAATTCTTTCAACTGATCTTTTGTTACAACAAAATTTTCCATTTTTTTGTCCTTAGATAATTTCCAATAGTTCATCAACTGTCTTGCGTGTTGGCAAGTTTAGAGATATTGATCTTTGCATGTCGATTGCGACCGCAGAATCGATCATCTTGTATCCTTCTTTGATCTTTGACATTCCTTCTTTGATTTGCGCTTGAGTGCTTGCAGAAATTTTCTTTCCAACTCTTTTTTCGATCGCATCGAAATTAGCCTCGACTTCTTCTGTGCTTACGACTTCAGCAGGTGGCTCTGCGACAGGCGGTTCGTTGACTTGATCTTCAGTCGGTGCTGCTTCGCCTTTAAGCGCAAGCAACATTGCCTCTGCTCCACCCGCAATAAATGCGAGAGCTGAAGCTTCAGCTTCCTCAGGAGTGAAACCAAGATTCGTCACTTCTGTCGCGATTGCTTCCTTGATTGCGGGCAAAAGTTCGTCTTGAATCTTTGCTTGAATTTCAGGAGTTAACATTCGCGTTTCCTTTTTGTATTTTGAAATAATGTTTTGAATATCTTGACCGAGTGATCTCTTGATCAATGCTGTTCGATTTGCTGGTACCGAAACAACCGAAAACTCAACCAATTCACTTTTTGTATAGACCGTGACCCTTTGTCCTTCGATCGTCTGCTCTTCTGTCTCGATTGGAATGATGCCGACCGAAACGGCTCTCACAAATCCCGCATCGATCAATTTGTTAAGAGTGCGACCGTCTTCTGTAATACATTCGACCTGCATCGTTGCTTCAAGATTTTCGCCGTTCATTGCGAATCCTAGACAACGACCGATAGGCCACTTTTCAGACTCATGTTGCGCAAGCACAACAGGGTTATTCATGAATGCTGAGTAATCGATACCGCTCGGCACAATGACCGTTCCGTAGCGATCGATCTCAGGTGTAGAAACGACAAATTTCCAAATGTCGTTGATTTCTTTCTCTTCGTATTCTCCATTCTCTTCATTGTCGTACCCTCTTGCGAGGATCAGTTCGCGTTTAAGCAATTCCATGTTCATGCCTCTTTTGTCTTCATTATTTTTCAATTGCTCGACTATATTTCTGCTCCATGAGAAACCTGCGTCGCCACCCCATAGTGCCCACGCAACTCGCCCTGGAGATGGATATCCCTCGTCTTCAGGATCGAAACCCTCTGCTTTCTTTACGCCCTCATGGCGAGAGAAAAAAGAGAACATTCTCTTGACCGTTTCTTCAGACAGATTCTCTCCTCTCAAAATTTGACGTGCGCGAACCAAGCCGATTCTTGTCCCGCCTTTCCTTCCTTCCTCTTTCCATTTGATCGCACGCTCGGCTTCGATCTTCATTCCTTTGTTCGGCTCATAAGTTTCACTCATGGTTATTCTCTCACTGGAAATAATTGGCAACGACAATTGATCGCATTCTCTGCAGAAAGACCGCTCCCGAGGGGTCTGTTGGTCAATTCGCCTCCAACATTGAACATACCCGAAGCATTCGGAAATTTTCCATCGAGTCTTCTGTGCGAGGGTCTGACTTTAGAGTCGCGTTCAGAAAGCCACATCATCTTGAAGCCGTTCTCTCGATAGACCGAATACTGAACACCGCTCGTAACATTCGCTGCGGTTGTTCGGGCTATTGTCGCCGCTCGCTTATCTTCAAGAAATTCAAACTTGATCTTCAACGCATTTTTGATTTCCTCGGGTGATTTGCCCGCATTTTTCAAGATTTCATTCTCCAAGTCTTTTTTCGCAACGAGCATTGACTCCTGAACCTTTTCTGCGCTTTCTTTCGTTATAGCATCGATTTGTTGCGATAAGGGCAATGGAACATCGATTGGATCGATTCCGAGCTGTGACGCGAGTTCTAGGCGTATTATTTCGCTAGATTCTTGAATCGCAAGATCGATCTCGGCTAGTTGCTCTGCTGAAACATTGACATCTTGAATGTTCGTGATGTTGAGATCGAGTTTTTGAAAGACTTGATCTTGAAGCGAGCCGATCGCATTACTTATGAGAGATTGCAATGCGAGGGTATTGTCTTGGGTCAAGAGATCGAATTGTCTCCAAAAGTAATCTCGAATGTCTGCCGTCACATATTCGCCTCCGATATCGCTCTCGATCTTTTCTC